CGATCTGATCGCCGTTGACGCCCGGATTCATTACAAGGACATCGATCATGCACGCGATTGCCTTGTCACCGTCGCAGCTCGGGATCAGGACGCTGTAGTCAGGCAACGGCATAGCCAAGCACCTCCATCATTCCGGTCACTTCGGCCTCAACCTCAGACGGAATCTCCGCGAACTCCTGCTTTTCCTCCCAGCATGGGTTGATCTTCGAGGTATCTGCGTCAATTCCGATCCTGAATGTCAGCATATCGATCAGGTCTCGGTCTACATCTTCGATGCGGAACATCGTCCTGGCATTACGGCCGGTGATATCCAGTATCCGCTGGTTCCAATCGACCCAGTAGCGATACGAATCGCTCAGTGGGTCACCGGTTTTCCGTAGGAACGGGTGAATGTTCGGTGTATCCAGGTCCCAGAATCCGAACTTCAGCATCGACGACACGAACGGTTGCGGGTGGCGGCTGAAGTGCCAGATGCGAAAGTCAACAGGCAGATGCGATTTGATCTGCGTCACGTAATGCGCGCTGACCTCGCCTAGAACGTCGCCATCTCCCGCCATGAACTTGGAAAGAGACTCGCAATCCCAGATCCCCGTCTCGTGAGACGTCGGCACGCCTGCGTCATTGAGCAGCGCCGTGAGGTAGCGGCTGCCCGCGCGTCCCGTGCTGAGTCCGATGAATCGAGGCTTCATCAGTTCTCCGTCAAGATCGTGACCGGTGTCATGAAGCACCGGCAGTTGATCGTGTTTCCAGCGCTCAACTCACCGCCACCCTCTCCGACGCCAGGCTGGTCGGCAAGTTCGCCATCACCAAGCACAAAGGCTTCATCGAGGTCGACGATCTGCCCTTCCGCAGATATATGGGAATCGCGGACCTCTCCGTCAAGCGAAGTATTCCACTGCTTCTGCTCGACCACGCCGCTCTGCTCGAATGATTCCTGTTGTGCAGACTGGCTAGCCTTGAGCATTTCAGTCCTGGCAATCGTTTGAGCTTGCGCCTTCGCTCTTGGGTTGAATACGTTGTCTCTGATCCTATTTGCAAGCTGGCTGATACTCTCGCCGTTCTCGGCACCAAGTTTTAGCTGCCGTGTGATCATGTCAGCGGTCGTCTTGTTAACGTGCCCTGCCAGCTGCTCGCTCTGTCGCCTGAGCGACTTTTTCATAGCGTTAGTAAAGTTGAAGTCCTTGTCCGAGATGAACGAGAGAGTCTCCTTGGCAGTGCTGACGAAAGCCTCGCGGCGAATCGGGTCCAGTTTCTTAACGAAATCATCGAGCCACTCGTCCGGGTCGAACACGTCCGAGATGCTGACCTCTATACGCTTCCTCTCCTCTAGCGCATAGAGATTCTTGATCGTGTCGACGCGCTGTTTCTTGAAGAGCCGCTTCAGGGCAAGTTCGTAGATCGGCACGAACTTCTTCTCGCGCTGGACCTGGCGGGCCCACTCGGCGCGGACTTGGGCGGTGGGTTCGGCGCGTGGCTCGGTGGAAGCAGGGAGCCCACGAACCCGATCGCCAAGTGCATCGGGGTCATCTTCTTCCAGATCGAAGCGCTCATCAGGTCGATAAGGCACATCGGCGAACGTGCCAACGGGCTCTGACCCGTGGTCCACAGGCTCCATGCCGTCAGCTTCGCGCACCTCGTTGATCACGGTCACCTTGTTCTTCAGCCGGAGATCTTCCTGCCTGAGGTCGAACTCCTTGTCCGCGGAGATATACGGAGCAAACTCGACAAAGAGCGACGGATCGAAGTCGGGAGCCAGCTGCAGCGTGATCCCATCGGCGATCAGGTTGGCCACCGGCTGGATCGTGTGCCGGTCGAAGACGTACTGATTGGTCTCGGCGGTCGAGCGGTCGCCGGACTCGCTCTGACCGAGGATGCTGCGCGGGACGCCCATGCCCATCAGCTGCTCATCGCGCCAATGCTGCAGCAGCGGGACAATCTCGGCGCCGGTTTGGAACTTCAGCTCGTGGGCCTTGTAGCCGTTGGGCAGGACGCCGGGAGTTCCGCGGTTCTTGCCCGATCTGGAGTGGTAGAGCTGCTTCCAGTTCGCCTCAAAGGCCGTCAGGTTGCCCCCTTGCAGCGGCGTAGCGTCCGAATCGGTCTCAATCATCAGCTTCGGCGTGGCGTCGTTCTCGTAGTGGCCTCGCCAGTGCTGGCCGGCGAACTTCAGAGAGTCGGCGGTCAGCCCCTCCGGGCCGAGGTAGCCTTCGGAGCCCCAAGGATTCTCGGGGTCTGGGAAGTAGAACCGGACGACGAATTCCTTGTCGAGAAACGATCGTGACCCATCGCCTTCTGTAACCCAGTAGCCCGAGACAACGCCGCGCGAGAGAACCGGGACGATCTGCCCGGGCGGAATAGGATGCAGCTGGAAGGGAACGCCGAGCTTCGAGCCGATCTTCTGCCAGTACGCCTCGCCGACTGTGATGATGTACTGGGTGGTCAGCCGGAAGAGATTCGCGCGCGTCATATCGGGATGCGGATGATCGAGCAAGCGCTTCAGCGCGTTATCGGGCAGCGTCTCGACAACCACCTTGCCGCCCATGCGCCGGTTGACCTTCACGAGCGGATCGAGTGTGGACACGCGGTTGGCGATGGCACGTGTGGCCGTGTCCGCAATCCCGAGGCTCTCGCGGAGAAGCGCTGCATGGCTCGGCTGGTTACCGATGCCGGGCCCGAAGGTCTGCGCCCAGAGCGTGTGGAAGGCGATCGGGTCAGTGCCGGCGCGCATCAGCGCTTCGATGGCTTGGGCTTCGGTGATCTGCTTCGGGGAGAACCAATTGGAGATGGTTTGGGTGAGGCTCATCGAAATCCCGTATCGCGTGCAGGCTGTTTCAGCCAGCGCTTGAATGCTTCCCAGAATGGCGTCGCAGGAAGAATGCCGGGGATATCGCGGATCTCGGTCTCGCCATGATCGGTGATAAGCTCGACGTCGACCACCTTCGTGACCTTCGATCGGTCGCATTCTTCGATCGCTTCCGAGAGGTTGCGAGCCCAGTCAGCCTCGCTGCACGCCCCATCCCATTCGATCGTCAGGCGGATTCGCTTGGTCACTGCGAATCCATCCTAGCGCCCGCGAACGCCGCCATGATCGCTTTGGCAATCGCTGGCGTGCCTTCTGGGAACGCGCTGCCATCCTGCACGGCTTCCGCGAACTTCTCGCCCTCGGCAGTCTTTCTTGCTTGAACGTCCGGTGAGGCGTCTGGGCATACGTAGAGAATCCCATGCTGTTCGCCGCAGCCTAAACACATCTCTACGTGACTCATAGCGATCCCACCACCATCGAGAGCGCGATCAGAATCCCAGCGATAACCAAGAGACGCGGCACAGCATCAGCGTTGGGTTCGGGGTCGGGCCAGCTCATAGCGACCACGCCCACAGCTGCCACTTCGCTAGCTGGCACAGCACGAGAGCAAGACCGCCTGCGACCAGAGCGCGTCGGCCAGCGATCTTGAGCCGTTCGAACCAGCGAGCGCGCCATTCGAGCTCTTTGATTCGCATCCTCTCGTACTCTTTCGGCGTCGGGTTGTAGATCACCATTACTGCGTCGCCTCCGCTCCAGCAGGAGCGCTGAAGAGATTCGTGTCGGACGGCGAGAGGCCGCGCTGGTAGGTCAGGTCGGTATGCGCACCACCCGAAGCGTCCACTTGGTCGTCATGCGGGCAATCCTTGTCGCTGCCGGTAAACATCTCGAGCTCGCGGAGGTAGGGCTCATTCCAAGGCGCTCGGACCAGCGCCACCTCGCCGCGCTCGCAGGCTGCTGCAAAGGCGTTCGAACGGACGACCTTGTCGCCGGTGCTCGGGACGCCCTTGAAGTCGTAGGCTTCGAGCAGGTTGGCGAAGTGGGCGATGGCGATCTTGCCGCTTGATCCCGGCTCCTGCTCGATGCGGACCTTGACCGCTCGGCCATCTTGGTCGGCAACCTGGACGATGCGCCCATCGATCCCAGCCGGCGACTCGCGGAAGCGCTGGACGTCCGAGATCACGAACTTGACCGAGCCGTTAGTCCAGCGGCCCATGTCGACGCCTACGCTGTAGTCGGGATCCCTGCCAGGCTTCGGCTCGGTCGCTGCAAGATCCCAGCGGCGGACGCGCTCGAGTCCAGCGGGCTGCTCGTCGATGAACTTGAACCACTCGCGTTTGAAGCGGCCACCGGGAGGGCGCGCATCCCAGTTGCCGTTGAGGAGCTGCTCACGGTCATAAGGGTGGAGATCCTGAAGGGTTTTCTCGTATTCGTCTTGATCGAGATAAGGGTTGTCTGCCAGAGTTGCAGGTAGGAACACACGTTGAACCTCCGCATCGGGGTTACCGGTGACGAATCGCTCTTTCACCCAGTCGTGCCCGATGTCACCGGGATTGCTCGCACAGCGCGTGCGAATCGGGAGCTTTGAGCCGGCCATGCGTCGCAGCCGTGAGCGGAGGTAGAGATAGATGGTCTTCGGGAATCCGGTCAATTCATCGAAGCCGATGAACTGGTAGGCGGCGCTCTTGTAGTTGTAGCGGTCCTTGTCGTGGTGGACATGGCCGAACTCGAGACGCGCGCCGGATGGGAAGTTCCACTTGGTAGGCACGCCACCGATCGAGTCGATCCCATTCGCCCTACCTGAGAGCCACTCCTGAGCCCGCAGCATCATGCCATCGGAGAGCGCGAGCTCGGAGAATGTCCGCCGCAAGATCAGCGCCGCATAGCCTGGCACGTCCACGTACTGCAGCGCGGCCATCAGCAGGAAGTCGGACTTGCCGCCACCGGCTGCCCCGCCATAGAGCACCTCGGGGTAGTCGTCCAGCAAGAGCGCTGCGTGCTGCTTGACGGTGGGCTCGTGGGGAATGAACTCCGTCCACTTCGGGTCCATGAGGGTGCGGAGAGGGTCGGAGATCATGCCGCTTCCACCAATCGAAGGCGCTCCGCCTTCCTGCGCGCGAACACTGATTGAACCTCTCTGCGGCGCGCAGCATGGCGATAACGAGCGTCGATATGCTGACCCATGATTTCCATCTCGTGGTCGAATTGCCTAGCGATTGCAGGAGCAGCTAGGCACATGTAGATCGCTTCGAGATCGACGCCATCACTCAGTAGTTCGCGAGAGCACTCGATCAATGCAGCGTCTCCTGCAGGATCTTCGCAACAGCGTTCACCCGCTCGTCGGTGGCGGGGACGTGGACGGGGTCCGAATGCTCGACCTCGACCTGATGCTTGCTCACGGTCGGCCAGTCTCGAGCGAGGAATTCCTTGATCGCTTGGACAGATTGCTGCCCGCCGCACAGCATCCACCTGACGAACTCTCGCGCTACTGCGTCTTGAGTGAGGACCGTCTCGCCGTCCTTCAACTCGATCTGCTCGGCGAGGACCTCGCGGATGGATTCCTCGATCGTCTTGCCCTTGGGGCAGCCTTTCGGATTGCCGGATTGGCCTGGTTTCCAGGGCGCCATGAGGTTCGGATAATCGGGGTTCCGATCAGCCATTGTGCCCCGGTGCTTCGCTGGTGACGGGCACCGATCGACACTTCGCCTCTGCCCGCTCGAGGATCGCAGCCTCGCCCTGGGTAGGCTCGCGCCCCATCCACTCGCGTAGAGGCACAGCCGGGCGGTAGCCGGATGCGATCTCCTGCTGGAGTTCCACGATCTGATCGTAGGTGAGGATGCCGACCGGCATGGGAGCCCCCTGGGTCATGCCGGCCCAGATACCACAGCATCCGGTTACCTGTCAAGTGACAGGCTGGGAGATGTTGTGGTGTTCCACGTGGAACTATGTGGTGGAATTGCTACGGAAAGCCCAGCGGAGAAGGCGGCGCCATAGAGGGATCGGCATGGTCGGCATGAATGGCGGACCTGGCCTGCTCATCGGCGGTACCCGCGGGAAGTTCCAGCAGAGCCGATTATATTCTCTGCGCTCTGCTCGCGTCATGGAGCCGACTTGGCTCAATCTCCCACCTCCGAACATCTCAATCTAGCAGACTCCGCCTGAAACGCATCCGAACGCTGCGGGATTGCTGGGAATCGGGATTTGGGCGCGTGCTGGGTGGGATTCGCTACGAATAGGCCTTTACGACTAGAGCACCGCTATCACGAACACGAAGAGCAGCATGGCTGCCAAGCATAGAAGATCCAGCGCGTCAGAATTGCCGAACATTTCTCACCTCCAATTTAGATTCTTCCTCCCCATCCTTTCGCTTCTCCGGCCTCCGATCGACAAACTGGCAGCCCTCTTGAATGATCTTCAGCAGCCCCCACGGCGCGGCCTCGAGCGACCCCTTGCACGTCGGGCAGCACATCTCTGTGATCCGGCCGAACGATCGTAGCCACCGCCAGACGATCTGGCAGTGCTCGCATTTGCCCCGGGTTTTACCCTTCATCGCTGGCGCTCGGTAGCCGTTCTCCGCAGAAGGGGCAGTAGATGATCTCACAGGCGTCAACGACGACCCATTTTGGTTGAGGCTTGACGGTGATAAAACCGACGTTGAGCGCGGTACGGTCGCAACCGCGCGCCGGCGGGTCAAGCCACATCTCCGCGTCATCGCAGCAACCGTGACGCGGTAAGAGTTCTAGGCTACGCATCAGTTCGCGGGTTGTCGTCATCGCTTCTCCTTGAATATCGGGAACGCTGTCGCGAGCCAAAAGGCGGCTAGGCAGATCGCAGCGAATATCTGGATGAGGTCGATCATCGCTTCCACTCGCTCTCGATCACCATATCCCCAGCGAGATTGCCATCGTGCCACGCGTCGTGACCAATCCATTTGCCAGAGACCACGACAGTTCCGAATTTCCGAAGTTCTCGTCGGTTGTACCTCACGGGGAATCTACTCCGAAGCCGTTGAGGGAAGCAGTCTCGCTTGAAATGTTGCCACCAAGAAGTCGGGGAATAAACCACGTGAGGATCGAGCACTTCTGCGCCCAATGCGCTTGTGATCCTGAGCGCAACATTGCCGGCCATTCCACCACCAAAGCCCTCCGTGATCTTCAGTTCAGCCTCGCGCAATATATCTCGAGCGAATTCATCTGAGACGTACATGATACCCACAAACTTCACTCGTTGAATCAACATCTCTTTCTCGCTTTCTGTCAAATCGCTCACTTCACCGCTCCAATCGCCTTGAGCGCACTCTCCACATCCCAGACAAGCGCCTTCTGCCCTCGCCATAGCATGAAGAATCTGGTTTGATTCGTTGTCATCTTCGCGAGCGCGTGGATATGATCCTTGGCATCCTTGATTTCAAGCAGCCAGTTCTGCCCGCGATACCCGACGAGCAGGTCGAGCGGTTCGTCTTGTCTCTCGACGGAGGCGCCGATCTTCAGGAGCGCCTTGATTATCTCAGGCTCGTTACCGTCTCTCGTGTTGCCTGCGTACTTGGAGAGGGCCATCAATCGTCCAGCAGTGCGATGAGATCGTCTACGATCGTTTCGCACACTTCCATACGCTGCTGCGGGTCAGTGATCCTGCCGCACGCTGCTTCGACCTGCCTGAGTATCGAAGCGCCCTCTTCGATCACTGCTCTTTCCAGCTCCAGATACACAGCGCCATTTCTCCGGTCATTCTTGTTCATCAGTGCTTGAGGGCATCGATCGTGGCGGTGATCTGCGACATCGCAGCCCACGGATCGGACTTAAATTTTGCCTTCAGCGCGTCGAGTGCTTCGTTCCAGCCGGGGTTCTTGAAAGTAACATCCGCTGGCTTGCCAAGCCTTTCCCGAAGTCTCCGAACCTCGTCGGCCACCGCTCGTTGATCGTCTATGACTGACCTCCCGTCCTTCACAAAGGATTCCCAGATTTCGTCCAGTTCGGCCATGCGTTCTTCGTACGTCTTGTCTTTCATTTCTATCACCTCCTCAAATCCCCTCGATTCAAGACCACGAGCCCCGGCCCGCGGGCGTCCAAGAGCCGAGACGCAGCCCGCGAATAGTTCGTTTCGAAGGTGTCGGTTTCGTCCGGCTTGCCGCAGAGGATGTTGGTCGTGACGATCGTGAATCGCTGCTCGACGTGGCGGCGGTCGAGCAGGTCGGTCAGTTCAAGCACAAGCCACGCCGGGAGACCGTCGGGCCAGTCATCGAGCACGAGGACGTCAGGCTCCCACCACGTCCGGATCTGCGCGAAGTCCTTCATCACGGCCGCGCGGGTGACATCGTGGCATCGGATGAACCGGGCGCCGATGCGCTCCCAAGGCCCGACCGGCTGGCCATCGGCTGTGAACCAGCATCTCCGGTAGAGCTCGAGCAGCATCCAGGCAGCCGTGAAGCTCTTCCCGCTCCCCGGGGGGCCGGCCAGCAGCATCCCTCCGGCCACGCGCGCCGATTCAGGGAGCTTTTCGGCCCACGTCTTCGCGAGATCCGGCACGAGAGCCACCGAGATCGCCGTGTCGCGGCATATCTTCGGAATCCCGATATGTGATGCCCACTCGGTCATCGGGTGGGATCCTGGGCGGATTCGTAGGTGATGCATGGGATTTTGGCAGCCACTGCGCGACGGATCATGTCCCGAGTGCCCTTGGATTCGCCAACCGGAAAGGCCAATACTTGTTCGGGGTGGAATTCATCCAACATCGCTTGGTTGCGATTCGGGCCGGCGCCCCGCCCAATGCTCCAATCTGCTGGGCACGACACGACCCACCACCCAAGACGTTTCGCGATAGTGTCAGCAATGGTGTCGGCGCCACCACACGCCCCGTGTATCAGAAGCACGTCTTCACGGATGCAGCCGTGATCAATTAGGTGTAACTCCATTCTTGCGCTGTCATCGAAGTGCCGACTACCACAGACGAGAATTCTCTTCAAAACGTCACCTCCTGCGCGTTCCTGTGATCGATTTCCATCACCGATCGTATGAATTCGATGGCGACTTCTGGATTGATGGCATTTCCGTAGGCGCGACGCTCGGCCAACCGGACGGAATCCCCATAGCTATCCTTGTCCATTTTGTGTAACTGGTGCAGTGCGTCTCCATCCAATCCCGCAAACGCCTGTAGGCGGGCCACTTCTGCATCGATTCGCACGTCGCATTTCCTTTTGCCGTTGGCGTGGGCAACGAAGAAAAGCCTTGGTCTTCTCGGGAAACCAAGCAGCGAAGAGCACAGTACCGCCGCCCCGACGGCGTAACCGATTCTTTCCAAATCACCGACAACGGAATCGAACCACTCCAAATTGACAACCTGCTCTCCAAGTATCGTTGGAGGACGGCACTCTTCGATAAGGTGAAACCAGGTCGGCCAGAGGTGCCTTCTGTCGTCGCTCCCTCTACGTTTTCCGGCGCTTGCTGTGCTGAACGGCTGGCAAGGGCAGCTTCCGGTCCAAACAGCGGCATCGTCACGCCATCCGGCCAGACGTAGCGCGTCGCTCCAAACCCCGATTCCGGCGAAGGCGTGGAACTGGGTTGCGTCCCGCACGTCGTCTGGCACGAGCTCTCGGATGCTTCTTTCATCGACTTCTCCTGGGGCAATATGTCCCGCGTCTGAAAGATTACGGAGCCATTGCGCAGGGTACGGTGCGCACTCGTTATAGAGTGCCGCACTCAAAACACCACCTCCTGCGTACTCTCATCCTCAGGCTCCCCCCAGCCCATCCGCGGCCCCTTCGAGCCGGGCGCTGACTTCATCTCGGCGATCATCCGCGGGAAGTGTTTGCGGAAGTTCGAGGCTGATCGGACGACCAGCCCCCACGAGAAGTCTGGGCGCTTGTGGGTCGGGAGCCACGTGATCACCGAGTTGATCTCCCCCCAGGTCCACTTGCCATCGTTGTCGAGGCGTTGGAGGCGGTCGAGGGTCAGAGCCCACTTTTCGAATCGCTTGGGGTCGCTCACCGGGACGTCCGAGCCCGGCATCGACTTCAGAATCGTGGCGACGAGCCGGAGGGTGGCATCGGTGGCTTTGGGCTGGACCTTCACCGCGGGCTTCGGTGGTTCAGGGTCCTGAGGGGAATCAGCATCACCCCCCGTCGAACCGCGAAGCGGTTGCGACTCTTGGGGTTTAGCAGGAGCAGGAGAGGGAGCAGGAGCAGATTCGGGCTTTCGTCGGGCTTTGCTCGGGCCCTGCGATTCCCGGCCGCGGGATTCTAGCTCTTGTGTTTTCGCGAACTTAGGCCAAAAGATCGAGGTGAACTCACCTTGAACTTCGATTGAAATCGAAACGCGTTCAGAGAGCGCCCGTAGTGAACGCCTCGCGGACGCGAGTTGACTTCGACCCGTAATCGCCGCAAGTTGATGCCGAGTCAGGATCGCGCGGCACGCCTCATCTGCGGTGAGCCGGTCGCGAGCCCAGCGGTCCCCAAGGAACATCATCAACTCACAGAGCGTCATCTTCTCGTCCCGAGACCACGGCTCGCGGTGGAGCGAGGTCTCAAGCCTAACGAAGGGCTTCCGTGCGGTTGCCATCGAGCGCCCCCCCAGGCGCAAAACTCAGGGCCCGCCGATTTAGAACCGAATCGAAATCGCAAGGCGCCATAGGGCTTCCTCAGCAGGAGAACCTACACCGATATAGGACGATGGGATCTCCTCGCTACCGTCTTCCGTTGGTGCGGGAACGCAATCATCAAGGGCCCGGGCGATAGTCTCTAGGTCATCGGCTTGTTTTCGAAGCAAGTGTGCTTTTGTTCTGAAAGCACCGCTGGCTGGTTGGCGCCCGCTAGGGCCGCCAAGATTCTCATTGCTGGTAACTACGCCTTCTGCCATCTTAATCTCCTATTAGAGGGAGCCGAGAACGCGATCCCGGCCCCCTCACATCGGATTGTCCGCCGGCAGGGCTTGATACCTGCTCAGATACGTCTGCCGCACATACGTCTGTTTTTCCGCGACTTTCGACCTCGGCCACCGGTGCGGCCAACATGTACGAGGGAGGGCCACTTCCTTCGTAGAGAAAGGACCACGTAGCCATCGCCACGCGCCGGGTAGACATGGCTCGGAATGCCCGAGCCTTCTTGCGACCGAGCTTCAACGCCGGCAGCGCCGTGCCGTCTTGCAACCGTGCCTCCACCCACGGCCGCTTGTAACGGCTTCTAGCCTCTCGTTCGCGTTTCCCAGTGCGATTCGTCATGTCTTTTAGCGGGTTACCTCATTGGTCTACTAGGTGCGCGAAGCCTGTCCTTCCAGGCAGCGGCGGACAAAGAAAAGCCCCCAGAGCATTGCTGCTCCAGGGGCCAGCACGTTCGAATCTTGGGGATACGAATCGCGCAGATCAATGTTAGAGAGCCGGTTAACTCGTATCCCCATTTTCGCATTTTACCAAACGGCCGGAACGGGTCAAGAGCGGCCTACCACTGGATCAGCACCCCCTCGAACGGCAGGCCGTGGTTCTTCTCGAACCAGTCGCGCATCTCTGCCCAATTCTCGAAACCGTCGCAGAGCGCCTCATGCTCCGCACCAATTCCGGTGCGCGCGATCGGCTCAGGGAGATGATCGCTACTAAGGCAGATGCCAGACGCTCCAATCGTTACGTGCCAGACGCCGATACACTCTGCCTCCCCGAGTTTCCGCCGCTCTGGAGTTCTCACCCTCGTCCAAAACTTTTCGGTCACCCCAACCCGGTGTGGGTTGTGGCCATTCTTCCAGGGCGCGCGAATGGTCTGCGTCTTGGGCTCCACGCCAGGATGGCGCAGAGGGCGGTCCGCGCGCAGGTCCAGGCCGTTCTCGACCGCCTTGACGAACTGCTCTTGAAAGCTCAGCAGGGGCATCTACTTATCTCCTACGGCGACGGCAAGGGTGGTGCGCCCCCCACCGCCGCCTACCGCCAGCCAGCGCGGGTTGGAAGGTGCGGTTGGTGGGGTGCGCTGGCTGACGGGTCCTCTCACGGTAGCTGGTTCTCGCGCGTGATCATTCTGGCGAGCCCGGCGCAGAGCAAATCTGGTCGTCACTACATGTACGGCGCCAAGCCCGCCAGAGGTGCTTCAGTAGCCGCTTCCCGACATAGCGCCGAGCATCGTTGTGGAGGTGGCCCTTCTTGCGCTCCGGCCACTTCTCTGCCTGTTCGGCCTTACGCCAGTCATACAGCTCTTTATATTCATTGGGCTTCTTCAGCAGGCTATCCGAGACAACCCAGATTGTGCTACGCCGGCGCGGCGAGTATCCGTGCTCGAGCGCCTCGGCGCCCTTCTTCTTCCTCTGCCGCTCTCCGTTGATGACCGCAACGCCCATGCGCTTCCAGACTTTGCCGGGGTTGGCATAGTTCGAGAGATCGCCCGTCTCTGCAACGATCGCTGCCAGCCCAAGCGCGCCCAGCCCGTGGACCGAATCCCACCAATCCCAGACCGGCAGCTTCTGGGCGAGCTCCTTCAGCCTACGCTCGACGGGCAGGATCTCGCTGTGGATCTGCGCGCGAACCTGGAGCAACACGAAACACGCTGGAGCGCCCACGCTCAGCATCTCGTGTTGCTGGCCTTTCATGATTGCTGTGTAAAGAAGTCGGCCTTCTTTTTTGATCCAGGCATAGCGCTTGGCATCGGTATCAAAATCAGGACATTGTCTGCTACAGACCCGCCGACAGATCGACTTGATCTGAAGCGTTAGCCGCACCTCCGGCCGGATTAGATCATCCCGTCGACGGACGGTTTCCTTGAGTTCGGTAAGCAGGCCATTGTAGATGCCGGAGGAGTTAGAACCTGCGCTAGACATTTGCTCTACCTCCTCCGGCGCTGCGAGCACCATGACGATGGGTGGCACCCTGGGTGTGGCCCGCAACAGCTTTCAACCCGCGGACACCACAGTGATGGGCGTCAAGGTCACTTTGGTCCGCGGGTTGATTAAAGCTAGCACCCGATCGAGGCAGCCCTCTACTGGGTAACAGGCGCTCACCGGACTCGACCGGGTGCATAGGCGTGGGCAGGGGATAGGTGGGCGTCGCGAGTTGTTTGGCCCAGCCTTGAAACGAGAGCGGCACGGGCACTTTTCGCGCGGTAGGCAGTGTCTCACTGGCCCGCGCCACTCGTTGAAATTCCGACGGCCGGGGCATCCTGCTACTGGGCTTCACCACGCTACTGGCCCCAGCCATCGGTTGAAACGAGACCGACGAAGCGAGCACGTCGCCCCTGGTAGACATCACGTGGGTGGCCCGCCTCATCGGGTTGAACTCTTCTCAGCCCTGGTCCGCAGCCTTCGCGCCTGATCTTCGGTCAGCACGTCCGAGACCAGCTTCTCATCGTCGGGCAATGCCCTCGCAACCGACTTGAGCCACGCTGCGTTAGCACCGTTCGTCCGCGCAAGAGTGCCGTACCAGTCAGCCGCCTCTGTGACCTCGGGCCGCGTGGCATCACCGAGCCGCGTGCCGCCCCGGAGCTGGAAGTCCAGCAGAGTCCGCCGCGCCATCGCCTCAAGCCCATCGGTGTTGTCCTCGCCCGCGTCGGGCCGGAGACATTTCTTGCGATCCTCATGCGCTGCGAAACGGATCCGATCCCAGATTGCGCCCGCGATCAGCGGCTTCATAAGCTCGGTGCGAAGTCTCGGCTTGCTGTCGATTTGCTTTCGCATTGCCAATGCCGCGGCCTCCCAGTCGCCATCTGACTCGCGGAGGCATTCCGCTGCGATTCGGTTCAATCGGTTGGTTTCTCTCATGGTGATTGATCCTCCATCTTTTCAGACTCCTCTTCCACCCGTTCAAACTCCGGCGCCGAGCACATGCACACCGGCTTGAGCATCGTTCCGCGGCCACCCGTGCAGACCCAGATCGTCTCCCAACGGCCGGAGCCGTGGTGATCATTCTCGTCGTGCTGGCAGTTGAGGCAGAGTGCCACTAGCTGGCCTCAATCTCGACGATTACCGCGGCATGCCTTTTGACGAAGCGGCCGCACTCGTCGCACCGGGGTGGCCAATCGCCCACACCATGCACAGTGCAGGTGTCGTCTGGCGCCAGGGCATACGTCTGACACGTACAGTAGTCCCGCTCTGCGCAAACGTGCGTGGCGGATTCATCGATCACCTCGCCCGCCTCCGCCTCGGGAAGTGATCCTCGGGGCGGACTGTGCCGCGAGTCGCCTTGCCAATCAGCACCCATGTAGCTCCGTAGGCGTCCCCTCCAGCACAGATCCGGCTGATCGTGGCCTGGCAGACCCCAGAGCGCGCCGAAAAATCCACCTGCGATTCGTCCTTCCTGTTAAGATAGGTTTGTAGCTTCATGGGGCGGACCATATTGCCATCGGGAAGAGTTGTCAACTGTGATCGGGAAGAAGCAGCGGGCCGAAATCCACCCAGATTATTTATCAGGCTCCTGTTGACTTCTACTCGGATCGGGATACATTGCCAGCAATCACGGAGGAGACGAGATGAAAGGAACCTTCAAACTCGACAATCCCGACGAGGTGTATGCCACGCTGACGATGACGATGACGGTGGGGGAGTGGCGGATCATTAAAGATGGCCTCATGGCTGGGGCCCCGCAGCCCCTCGTGGCGGTTGAAGTGCGCAATCTGATACGCGATTTGTTGGAAAGGGCGGGGCAAGAATTTCACGGGAAGCAACCCCAATGACCCCACCCACCACCAAGCAAGCCAGCCCCGAGCTGACGGCGGAGCAGGATCGCGATGCTACCTATGAGGAGTTGGCCGCGAGTGTGATCGCGCTTGACTACGTTCTTGCCTGTCGCAACACCGAGATTGAAAGACTGCGGGTTGAACTTGTGGACGCGGAGATGGACCTGGAGCTGCTACTAGAGCTGGACACTCTTCCCGGTGAGTTGATCGGTTCCACCCAAGCAATCGCCGAGAAAATATCAGCGCGTGTTAGCTCTATCCGTTGCACCCTCGACGGAGCCGCCCTCCCCATCCCCCTCAAAAAGCCCTGCCGCGCAGAGGATTGCACCAACGTCGTCGAGTTTGAATCAGGCGAGGACGTGGAGTTTTGCTCGGACGAGTGCGAGCGGGATCAGCGGAATCGTGACGGCGCGGGCGAAGATGATTGGAGGGAGGATCGATGACCGCCGCCATCCGCTCCTACGAACTCTGGGACGAAGACGCCCCGATCCAGATCATTCAGTGCAGCATCTCGATCGTCAACGAGAATATGATCGTGGACGACATCGGGCAGGTGATGTGGGATTGCGACCGCTGCCATCGAATCTACGATCATGCGCACTGCGGTGTCTCGCATCGCTCGCTTCATCCTGCGCTTGAGGCCACGCTTAAGACGCTGATCCTGCAAGAGATCGAGCGGCTAGGCGCTGCGGAGTACGAAGAGATCGTGGCCGAGATCGCGACGAGGGAAGATGCGGAAGGGAAGGTAGGGTAGATGGGCAAGCACACATCGGGTCCGTGGGAAATAATCGCGCCTGGATCTGGTTCTGGCGACCAGCGCGGTGACCGACTGATTAGGTCAGTCGCAACCCAAGAACATGTTTGCGAGACATATCAATATCGAGAGAAAGGTGCTGACGACGAAGAGACCGCGCTTGCAAACGCGCAGTTGATCGTGACCGCGCCGGATATGCTGGAGACCATTACCGCCCGCGACACCGAGATCGAGGATTTGAAACGCGAACTTCTCGAATGCTCCGCCACCGAGGAGGGTTTGCGCAACTGGATTAGAGATTGTCAAGCCGGCATGTATATAAACTGTGTCTATTGCGGGCATCGCTACGGACCGGACGATGAGCACGCTGCGACCCTTGTGGAGGATGGAGCCACTCCGTCGATGCAGGAAGCATTGAGGGCGCACATCGCTGAATGTCCAGATCATCCGATGTCAGCCTTACGCACCGAGATCGAGAAGCTCAGAGCATTTTATGATGAAGCTGGAGTGAAATGGGAAGATCTTAATGTGCTAGATGGGCTACAAGATAGAATCGAACAGCTCAAGACTAAGAACGATCACCTGCGGAAGGCGTTGGCCGGGATCGCCGGACTCAAATACCAAGGGGAACGTGATGAGTGCAGCACAATCGCGCGTACCGCCCTCGATGGCAAACCCGATGCCTGACCCCGGCGTGCTCCAATGGTTAGCCTTCGCAGCCGGTGTCGGTATCGGCTCGCTTTTTACCTATCTGATCATGCGCAAGCCGAAACCGGAAACATATAACCAAGGCGCGGAGAGGGTCGCGCGGGAGGGGAGATCGTGACATTCGTGGTGGTTCCGAACTCACTTAGCAGCGCAATTAACCAGAAGCTCGACGAGGCCCTTGTTGGCTTCCCGGACATCTCGGAAGAGGATCGCGACCAGCTTTACCGACAACTGCTATCGGAATTTGACGAGCGCGGTCTAGTCCCAGATTTCTCCATTGAGAAAAATGAGTGACCCGCGCGCGAAACGATATACGCTGTGCCGGAAGTTCCGGTCGGCTGTCCTGAATGGGGCTCAGCCTGAACCGTGAAAGGGTGAAGGCTGGACATGGTACAGGGGCGGCCAGGGGTTCCCCGGTTGATGGAAGATCGCCGGGGCGCCCCGCACCTTAGGAGAAAAAATGAGATTGCCGATTCTTGAAGTGTCGCTCGTCGATAATATTCCGGGCGGGATGTTTTGCGTGGTTTTACGCATCGACGACAACGAGGAAAACGTGCGCTGCGGAATAGGGGAAGCGTTGTCGGACGCGCTCGACCATCTCGTTGCGGACATCCGAGAGCGCGCGGAGGGGGAAGCCGATGACCGGATGCGCAAGATACTCGGGGCTCCCGAATGACCGCCGATTACGAAATCGTCTGCGACTCCACGAATCGTCCCGAGTGGCTGCTGGCTCGGCGGACGGGCATCGGCGCGAGTGAGTCGCCGTGGGTGCTGGGCATCGATTGGCCGCGGTGGTCGAGCGCGATGGAGGTGTACGCCGACAAGATCTCCGAAGATCCTCCGGTGGACGAATTCGACGAGCGCATGGAGTGGGGGCGCATACTGGAGCCGGTGATTCTGGGGTGGTTCGACGGCGAGGTGGGGCGCCCGGTCGAACCCGCGGGGGAACTCCTACGCTCGAAGCGGTGGCCCTTCATGCTCTGCACGCTGGACGGGTGGCAGGAGGCGGACGTTGCCGGTGGCGGTTGTGTCCCCCGGCTCCCCCTCGAAGTCAAAAACACCCAGGACCGCGCTGGCTGGTCCGATGGCGTCCCGCAGCACGTCGGCATCCAATTACAGCATCAGATGGCCGTCACGGGCGCCCCGATGGCCTCAGTGGCCGTCCTGATCTGCGGCAGCGAGTTCAAATGGCGCGACGTGGAGCGAGATGACAAGTTCATCGAAGAGACGCTGGTGCCTGAGTGCGGATCCTTTTGGGATCGCGTCCTCCACAAAGGCCCGCCGCCGCTGCCCGATGCCTCGCCGGCTACCGCGAAGGCGCTCGCTCGGATCTACCCGAACGCTTACAGGGAGTCGATCTCGCTGCCGGGAGAGTTCGTCGATCTCCACGCGCAGTACAAGCAGCTCAAGGCGGCGAGCAAGGACAACGAGACGCGGATTACTGAGATCAAGAATCTGTTCCGCGCTGCGATCGGCGACGCTGACGAAGGGGTACTACCGGCTGGGGAAAAGTGGACCTGGCTGGCGGACGTAAACGGGAAGCGGACTTTGCGTCCGCCGAGGGAGGAGTGATGGAGGGAAACTTTCAGCTTGACAATCCAGACGAGATGCAGGCCACGATGACGCTGACCATGAATGTGGCTCAGTGGAAGAGAATCGCCGAGGTCCTGAAGGGCGCCGACTATACCGGGCCGACGAGCGAGTTAAAAACCCTGATCCGAAAATTGATAGACCGAGCCTATGCAGGATTCCATGAGGAGAGTCCCTTTGAGTAGCGAACTAACGACCCAGCAAGAAGCGTTCACGAGCGTCAAGGCGCTCATCGCCAAGCCGGAGATCCAGTCGCAGATCGGAGACCTACTCCCCGATCACATCTCGCTCAAGAAGCTCAACGCGCTGGCCCTCGTGGCGTTCCGTAAGCAGCCGGCACTGTTTACCGAGTGCGACCGTCAAAGCCTGCTAGGGGCGCTTCTGGAGGCCGCGCAGCTCGGGCTGGAGATTGGCACGCTAGGTCACTGCTGGCTCGTGGCGCTCTACAACACCAAGGCCGGCTGCAAGCAGGCCAACATGTGGATCGGCTATCGCGGCATGGCCTCGCTCGCCTACCGCTCTGGCATGATCGCGGACATCGAAGCGCACGCGGTCTACGACGGCGACGAGTTCGACTATCAATTCGGAACCGGCAAGTTCATCAAGCACAAGCCGAGCGACGACGCCGACCGGAGCAAGATCACCCATTTCTATTCGATCATCAACACGACTACGAGCGGGACGCTGATGGACGTGATGACGCTTGCCGACGTGGAGAAGATCAGGAATCACTCGCCTGGGAAGAACTCTCCCATGTGGACCAACCACTACGCCGAGGGCGGCAAGAAGACGGTCTTCCGCCGTCTCGCAAAGTACGCCCCTTGCTCCACCGAACTCTCGCGCGCAATCACGCTGGACGAGCAGGCAGAGATCGGCTTGTCGCAGGATCTCGGCGATGCGATCGACGTGACGCCGAAGGATGGCGAGGTGCCGATTGCGGCGGACGTGCCCGCGGGAGAGAATGAGGAGCCCGACGATGCTAGTTAATGTGTGCGTGGACTGTGGGCATTCCGAGGATAAACACACCTGGGAGTCGGGTAACGATGACGATCTGGGATGTGTGGCCAAGATTGGGATCGACGGGTTCCTGAAGGCAATGTGCGCGTGCATGGCGTTCAAGGACGCACCGGCCGTGCCAGAGGGGGAGAACAGATCAGGAGGTGGAGATGAGTGACGCAGACAACAGATTACGGGAAGCTACGCGTCGGGCCGAGCACTGGTTCTACAATTATCTAGCCGGAGACTGGACGGGACCTACGGCGCTCGCAGCGTTGGTGACCGAATTCCATGAAACGCTGTGCCCGCACAGTCAGCAGCACGGTGGTCTCGTGTGTCCAGAATGTCACGCGGAGCCAAGCGGAAGATGACCAAACCTAAAGTCCCCAGAGCGACGGTTGAGAGGGTTGCTGCATCATCATTGTCTGATCTTCCGCTGACGGACTTTGACGAATTGCGCAAGAAACTCGCACTCGACTTGCTGGATCAGATGGGGGAGGTAGAAGCAGCGTGGGGTTTAATCGCGAATGCGTGGACGGTTATAGAGCAAGCAGACGACTGGCCGAGTCTGCGAAAAGAGTGGATCGCAGCAGCGAAGAAGTGGCGCGACAACTACACGCCTACCGGCGCACTCACCGGGGGAGACTGAGATGGCCGAGCAGGAGGAGAGGGTTAGTGACGAGTTCTCGCTCTCGATAGAAGAAATGTATGTCGGTTTACGGTCTTCGTGCCAAGCCGTCGGCGGAGTCGGATTAAATGCTAATCAGTTTGATTGGATCGCTGATTGGATCAAGGAAACAGATTCTGACCTCCGCACCGCCCGCACAGAGATCGAAAGGCTCACGGCTGAGAACGAGGGGCTGCGGGAGGCATTGGAGTTCTATGCCGCCAAGCGCTCACATATCTGCGAACGGAACGCCTACGATATACCGCAAGCGAGCCACGCAATGCTCGACAAGGGCGAGCGAGCCCGCCGCGCCCTCGACGGGGAGAAGCCTACGGAGCCGAGTAAATCTTCAGGCTCTAGCTATGAATCTCCGTGATGACGTGGTGGAGCCGGCGCATCCAGCCGAGCAGGAACTTCGGCGAAGACCGACCGCTGCGAACCCGTCGGATGTACCTTTCGAGACGCTTGTCCGTGAGCGCCATCCCGACCGCAACCGCGCTAGTAGCTCGCACGCTCGCCCTCACACGCGCAAGCGTCTTCGGACCGATGACTCCGTCCGGGTGAGCGCTGACGCACCGCTGTAGCGCCTTCCTGGCCGCCTTCGCTGGAGCGTTGACCGCGAAGTCGAAGAGCGGGAGAGCAACTGCGTAGGGCAGCTTGTCGCAGCGGTTCGGTAGCCAGTAGTCACGGGTGTAGAGGAACTCCGCCCGCTCTCTGGTCATCCCCCGGATGTCCTCGTTTGGGTAGCTCCGGCGGGAGATCCCCAGGTTTGTTTCTCCGCCTGGGTCGTCGGAGTGGTTCACATGGCCGCCCTCTCGAGCGAGAACGAAGGCCAGGGCGCGTTCTACGTCTCTCACGACACCAGCCTCTGAACGGTGAGCAGCGTGTCTCGAGCATCTTGCTGGATCTGCCTCGTCGATCCTGCCAGCTCTGCAGTCGCGGCCTTCAGGATCTCATGGGAGGCGTTGCTCTCTTCTACGTGGGCGTGGACGCATTCTGTCAGCGCACTTTGGCTGGCGATCATCGCGTTCTGGTTCGTCACCAGCTCCTTCAACTCCCCATTGAGCGAGCTTCCCTGCGGCTTGATCTTCAGGATGCCTCGGTTATAGAGAACGTAGAGCACCAGAGCGATCAGGATCCCGCCGTCCTTGCTCCCCTGCAGCAGCTTCAGAAGTTCGTCCACGTCACATCTCCTTCACAGTCCCACGTACCACCGGGAAAGCGTCAATCGTCCCGTCTGCAATCGTCATCTCTCCGCGCACGTACATATCGAGCAGCAGCCCGAGGTGATTCTTGTCGATGGTCCCGCGGAAGCCCCAGGCCGGATCACCCACTACGGGGGCGCTGCCCGGAAACGATCCGAAGTCCGCCATCGTGATGTCGGCGCCCAGCTTGTTCTTGACTTGCTTGCCCGTCGAAGTCGCAGCGACCACAGCCGTATCGATCACGATCAGTGGGCAGGGCACGACGAGCACCTGCGCGACCGTGACCTCTTGCAGAGCGAAGTTATCATGGAGGAACGACAACTCATCGCCGATCCGCCAGTCTCGCAGAGGGTCGTCTCGGAGCGTGCCGATGTCTTCGACCGCGAGGTAGGTGGCGTTCGTTCCCATCTTCACGCGGTGAACTTTATTACCCTTCGAGGCGGCAGAGGTGATTCCAGCGGCCAGGTTGAGGACGACCCCCGAGGGCGCCTCGTCGAGCGTAGTTTCTTTGACCGTGCCATCGTCGAGATCGACGCGCAGGGTATCGGCGTCTGCAAATCCGACGATTGAATCAACGCTGAGATCGTCTGCGGCCGCATCATGGTCCGCCGAAAGCTCCGTCACGAGGTCGACCAGCTTCGTGTCCTTGGCCTCATTGTAGAGCCTCGCCGTGGACACCGTCGATGCGATAATAGTGCTCATTGCGGCATCGAGCGTCAGGTCAACGGGCCCGCGGAACTCGATCACGTTGTCCCAGCGATATCGGATTGTGTACTCCATCTAAGTCTCCTTCACTGCGAAAGCCGGAACCCCGTCGATGCGAGGTCCGGCGAATCCCTTGCCGTCAACGTATGTGCCGGCAGCTGACGTGCCGCCAATGCGAGCCCCAGCGTAGCTTCGGCCGTCCACGTACTTTCCGAGATGCGGCTTCCCGCCCACCCAAGGCCCGAAGAATGACTTGCCTCTGACGTCCGTGTATCTGCGGATCGTCACCGTGAGGACGCTGTCGTCTTCGTAGCCGTCTGTGAAAGCGACCTGATTGCTGCTGCTGTTGAACTTGTAACATCGCAGCCGGAAAGTCGCTCCATCAAACAGGCTCTTGAAAATCTTGAAGTAGACAGAGAACTCCACG